GCTGACGCCGCCCGCGTTGCGCACTGGCTGATCTGTAAGAGCGGTGGCCACACGAAGCTGACGGCCGCGTCGGAACTGGCGCGCGTCGTTCGGACGCTCAACGACAACGCCACGTATCAGTGGAGCGATGAGGATCTCGCGAAGCTTCTCGGAGATGCTGCCAATGTCTGACGAATTGCGCGCTCCATCCCTCGAGACACGCGACGCTGCGAATGAGCGGTTGATTTTCGAGTCGTTCGCCTACACAGGTACCATCTCAGAGGGGTTCATCAGAGAGAGGCGCGATACCGCGCTGGAGATTCTCCGCGCGCTTGGTGTGCCCGCTCGCGCTGAGCTGGTGGATGGCGACCCTGACGCTCCGCCGGAGCGTGTCGGCCGGCACGAGTTTCAGCCAAGGTTCGCGAATGACGCGCGATGGCGACTTCGCATCTACGCCGCCCTCGAGACACGAGAAGCGACAGCGGACCAATGCGCGCTAGGTACGAATTGCGAGTGGTACAAGGCGGCGTCTGGACTGAGCGCCGACCTGTCGCGATTCGGTGACGCGATCGAGAACGCCATCGAGTTGCTAGAGACGGACGAAATCGGCCTCGCCGAACAGCCTCACGAATCGCTTGTCGAGGCAATCGAGCGCGTTCTAGAAACCCTGAAGGCTACACGCCGTTCAGGCCCCTCTTCCCCGCCAGTCGCGTGGATTGTGCGGGCAAACGGTGAGGACATCTGCTATCTCGACGAGCACGAGGCGGATTCGCGCGCCACAATGCTGTACGACGACGGCTTCGATCCCGAGACAATCCCGCTTTACGACAGGCCCGCGTCCCCCTCCATCCCACGCGAGCAGCAGAGCGGATCGTTGGTCCTCGCGGCGGCGGAATGGCTGATCGGCGCTGAGGGGAGAGCCCGAGCGCTCGGCTACACGTCCGCCGTCGATCTCTCCGACGCGCTCAAGGCAACGCAGCAGAGCGAGCCGAGCGACACGGCGAGACTGGATTGGCTGGCTCTCGGGTACGACGTCTATGTCTTTGGCGGCAAGTCATGGGACATAGTTGACGACAGGCAGGACGTCTATGTCGAGGTCGTACGCAGTGCGCCGTCGCTTCGTGCTGCGATTGATGCTGCGATGGCCGCGTCCGCATTCGCTCCCCAGGAGGGAAGCGACAATGGCTGAGACACCGAAGCCCTTAACGCCACAGCAAGCCCGATTCGTCGATGAATACCTCATCGACCTGAACGCCACTCAGGCGGCAATTCGTGCCGGGTACGCCGAGAGCGGCGCCAAGGTCCAAGGCTGTCGGCTGCTAACCTACGATAACGTGGCGGCAAAAATTGCCGAGCGGGCCGACGAGCGCGCCAAACGCGTTCAGGTCGATGCGGATACGGTGCTCCGCGAGCTCCTCAGAATGGCCACGGTGGACCCAGCCGAAGCCTTCGACGAGAACAACTGTCTGTTGCCGATCAAGCAGATCCCCGAGAACGTCCGCCGTGCAATCGCCTCGGTCGAGACGGAAGAACTCTACGACTGGGAAGGCCGCGGCGAGGACCGAAAGAAGGTCCTCATTGGCTACACCAAGAAGGTGAAGTTCTGGGACAAGAAGGGCTCGAACGATTCGCTCGGCAAGCACTTACGCCTCTTCGTCGATCGCGTGGAGCACACCGCGGACGAATCGCTGGCCGCGCTCATCACACAGGCGCGTAAGTCGTGAGCCACGTCGAAGGCGCGGTGGAAGCACTCAGGGCGTGGAAGGCGGACCCGAAGCTCATGGTCCGCAACCTCTTCGGCATCGACCCGGACGCGTGGCAACGGCAAGCCTGCGACGCGTGGGGCGACAAGGACCACGCCCGAATGCGGATCGCGCTCCAGGCGTGCGCAGGACCGGGCAAGTCTGCTGTCCTCGCGTGGCTAGGCTGGAATGCCCTCCTCTGTTACTCGGACGGCGTGAACCACCCCAACGGGCTGGCCCTCTCGATCTCGCGTGAAAACCTCCGCGACAATCTGTGGAAAGAGTTGGCCGTCTGGCGTGAGCGGTCGCCAGTGCTCCAGCGCGCGTTTGACATGACCACGGAACGGATCTTCTCGAGAGAGCATCCAACGACGTGGTATCTCGCGGCTCGGTCGTTCTCAAAGTCCGCGGACCCTGACGCCCAGGGCCGCACGCTGTCCGGCTTGCACGCTAAGTCCGTCTTTTACCTCGTGGACGAGAGCGGCGACTTGCCCCCGGCTGTGCTCAGAGCTGCTGAGCAGGGCCTATCGAACTGCGACTGGGGCCGGATCATCCAGGCTGGCAACCCGACGTCGCATGCCGGCGCGCTCTACGTCTGTGTCACGGAACAGTCGGACCAGTGGGAAACGATCAGAATCAACGGCGACCCGGACGATCCGGGCCGCTCGCCGCGTATCGATGTCGAGTGGGCGAAGGGGCAAATCCAGCTTTACGGTCGAGATAACCCGTGGGTGATGGCGTACATCCTCGGGAAGTTCCCGCCGAGCTCACTCAATGCGCTGTTAGGCCCTGACGACGTACGGGCCGCGATGGGCCGGCATCTCAGGATCGACCAGTACGAGTTCGCCCAGAAGCGGCTCGGGATCGACGTGGCGCGGTTCGGTGACGATCGCACGGTGATCTTCCCGCGCCAGGGTTTGGCCGCGTTCAAGTCCGTCACCATGCGCAATGCCCGCTCAGAGGCGATTGCAGGCCGGATCGCGGTGGCGAAGGAGCGTTGGGGCTCGGAGCTCGAGTTGATCGATTCTACGGGCGGCTGGGCGGCTGGCGTGGTGGACGCGGCGCGGCTCGGAGGGATCAACATCCTCGAAATCAACTTCTCGGGCAACGCCGACGACTCGCGCTACTTCAACAAGCGCTCGGAGATGTACTTCAGGGCCGCGGAGTGGGTGAAGAACGGCGGCGCATTGCCGAACAACCCCGCGTTGGTCAGAGAAGCGACCGCAGCGACGTACTACTTCGACAAGGGCCGGCTGCGCGTCATCGAGAAGGACCAGATCAAGAAGCTGCTGAACGGCCAGTCGCCGGACGAGTGGGACGCGTTCGTGACGACGTTTGCCGTCGTGGAGCAACCGACGATGGCAGGATTGCCCGTGTCGTTGCAGCCGAGCCACACAACCACTCACGAGTGGGACCCGTACGCGAATAAGGAGGGG